AATTACTCAAACCCTATCAATTACACATCCTACTACTGTGACTGAAGCTAATGTTACATTGGCCATTCCAGATCCTGATTACTTTGTAGTTAGAGCCTGGCATAAATCCAATACAACGCCTCCGCCACCACCTCCACCCCCGACTTACCCAACTGCTGGCACATTACTTCGTGAAACTTGTTATGGGTATGACAAATATGGAGTATATGCCGACGGTACCGGCGGCGAGTACGAAGAATTACTAGAACCAAATAGTGAGTTTTGCAATTATTCTCCACCAGTTTACGATCCAGCTGGTACATTACTTCGTGAAACTTGTTATGGATTTGACAAATATGGAGTATATGCCGACGGTACAGGTGGTGAATACGAAGAATTTCTAGAATCAAACAGCACTTATTGTGGATTTTCAGGTGGCAGCGATGGCGGCGCAGGTGGAGCCGGGGAATAAAACTGTAATAGTATTTAAATTAGGCTTGCCCTAGTATCAGTACGTAAAATAAATAAAGTACGTACTGAATACTGGGAACCCTATGGACACAAGATTAACGGACGCACTTGCGTTTGCCAATTATCGGCTCACCTTACAAGTTCAAAGACAAAACATTATAGCTCGCACTGAAGCGGCACTTGTCTTTTCATTTCAAGGTGCTATTTTTAAATCATCTACCAATTTAATTGCATTTGTTGATACTAAAGTTAAATTAGGCGGCAAGCTTTATGTTGAAGATCAATCTGGTAATGTTGTAACCATTACTGATACCTCACACTTTCTATCATTATTGATTGAGCATTATGATGCTGCCATGGCTCTAAGACAAGAAGAACAGCAAAAACTTAAATCTTCAAGAACTACTGCCAAAATTGTAGGATTGTAACATGAACAAGAAAAAAGGGTTCATGATGTTTGCCTATAACAATGAGCAAATAGATTATACACGATTGGCATTAATTGCAGCCTTGGCAATTAAAAAATATATGCCGGAGTATCCAGTGGTGCTAGTTACAAACCAGGCCAGCCTTGACCATTGTTCTCAGACTGATGGGAATAGACCACTAATGCTAGCAGCCTGGGACGAAATTATTATAACAAACCCAGAATATCAAAAAAACACTCGTCAACACAATGACGGCGCATATTATAGCTTCAATGCACAATTTACAAATACCAATAAACATGACATTTATAATATTAGTCCATTTGAAGAAACTATACTAATAGATACTGATTATATATGTGGTAATGCAAATTTAGCAAACTTATTTGGTGGCCAGCACGATGTTTATATGTATAGGAACGCTAAAAATCTTCGATGCGAAGAACCTTATTTAAATGAACGTTGGTTACATTCAACAGGTATACGCATGTGGTGGTCAACTGTGGTGTATTGGCGAAAGAGTGAAGAATCCAAACATTTTTTTAACATATGGGCAGTAGTAAAAGAAAATTGGGAATACTATAGATTTTTATATAAGTTTCCAGGTACACTTTATCGCACAGATTATGCGGCAAGCATTGCGGCACACTTATGTGACGGTTGGCGTGATGGTGGATTCATTGGTACTATTCCAGGATTCATGCGATATCAAGATCAGTGCGATGACTTGATAAAAGTATGCGGAGCAAATCGATGGATTATGTTAAGTAATCTACCGGAAGAATGGAAAAATCTAGTAGTTGAAATTGCAAATGAGGATGTTCACATGATGAACAAGCGAAGTATCGAACGTCATTATGATGCAATTATAAAGGAATTGGAATGACAGTTTTCGTTATAGTAAAACCAGGGTTTGATGAACTTGCTGAAGCTACACGGTACGATTGTGGATTTATTAGTGCGTCTACCAGGGTAGAATTTGTGCATGTCAACAGCAATCCAATGGAGCAACTGCGTTCTATATGTGCTCTTTCAATTGAGTCGGGCGATTTGATTTGTCTAGCAGGTGTGTGCCCAAGACATGTTGGATTTCAATTTGCACAGCTAGCAAAAGATACAAGTAGAAATTACATGCCAGGCCAGGGCATTAACCATCAAGGGACACCAATTGAAGAAAATAAAATACAAAGTCGGCTGGCAATAGAAAAAAATTATCAAACAGCGTGGCCTTATATTATGGCCATTGGTCATCCTGAATCTGCAATCGAAAGCTTTGATGTAATTAGAGACTTAGAAGTTGATGTTGCATGGCCTGAGTATGTTCCAGACAGCCCATTGTTAGAGCACTTACTGTCAGTGTCTGCTACAGTAGGCGAATGGGAAGTACCAGACTGGTTTAGAATTGTAGATTTAAGTATGCAGGATTTGGAATTGAATCCAACGATGAACTCTGCCTGTCAATGGAACGAGTGGATCAGTTTTTATCCTGCAAATAAAACTTTTAAATTGGAAAATCATGCACAACTTGATCCAATTTGGCTAGCTGGAATCGCAACTCCACTGGAGCATTGGCGCCGTGGCTGATATACAATTTGTAGTACGTAAAAGATCATCCAAGAATACAAATTTTTGGTCAATATTTTACGAGTTTGATAATGGGAAGATAACATCAATTGTTCCTGGAAAAACTTCTTCGGCTGATGCGTTGGTTGTTCCTTATAACAGTGTCAAAGACATTTTATCTGGATTTAAAAATCAAAACGATTATAGAGTAAAATTCAACAAAGTGCTTGGAGCACTTGATATTGTAAAGTATTCAGAAACAATTGAATCCTTAAACAAGCAATTATGGAAAACTTGGCTTAGTGCCAGGGAGTATGAAGGTAATCCGGTAAGTTCATTGCGTTTGATATTATTCAATGATATTGGAGTATTACGTATAGAAGCAGATCGCGTATGGACCACATCAATAAAAGAGTCGATGGAAAAAGAAACGCTGATCTACAACAGCTTGTCAATTTATATTGCGGATGAACAAGATCCACACGTGGTATTTGGAATGCTACAAATTTCGTTAAACGAACTCATTGAAAGAGGATACTATGAAATTAGACTTTGGGCATTTATGGATCATGCAATAGTTCAAAATATTCTATATCGTGGTCAGCGTGTACAAATGAATATGCCACCAGTTGCTGATTCCATGTGCTTTTTTAGAGCTAGTGCATATTATACATTTAGTGGTGTAGTTGAAGCACAAACAACAATTAGTCGTTATGGTAAGGGAAAGCATATATCAATTTATGCAGAAGAAAATAAACTTTGGGCCAAAAGTCATTATGAAAGAGGATCAGCTATTGATTTAATTGTAGGCGATTTGCCTTTGGTTATATTAAGCAAAGACGATCCAGATTATTTTCATTCATTTGCAGAGTTGCCAGCCTTGATGATGAGACAAGAGCATCCGTTTCTTATTTCAGATAATTGGCCATATTCGACCAGTCCGTACGTGCTATATAAAGCAAATAGTCTTGATATAGGAGTAAGCTGTGGGAACCCCAATTAATGAATTCGACGTTGTGTTTATCAGTTATGATGAACCTAATGCAGATGAGAATTACGCAGATTTATTAGATAAGTGTCCTTGGGCAAAACGTAGCCACGGGGTATATGGAAGTGATGCATGCCATAAGGCTGCGGCAGCACTGGCCGAAACTGAAAGATTTATCACAATTGATGCTGATAATAAAGTCAGACCAGAATTCTTTGAACTTGATTTAGATTTATCAAAATTTGACGACAGTGATGTATTATCATGGTCTGGTAAAAATGTAATCAATGGGCTGGTATATGGTAACGGTGGTGTTAAGCTTTGGCCAAAACGTGTCGTGGAACAAATGCGTACACACGAAACAGTAGAGGCTGGCAAAGGTGCTGTAGATTTCTGTTGGGATGTTCATTATCATCAGTTGAACAACATTTACAGTGATGTATATAACAATGGCACACCATATCAGGCATATCGTGCAGGGTTCCGGGAAGGTGTAAAGCTAGCATTAGAAGATGGTCAGCCCATGGACTGGCGTAAGATTGGCACTCATAATCATTATAAAAATCATCGTCGACTGTTAGTATGGATGAGTGTTGGCATGGACTCGCCAAATGGATTATGGGCAATGTATGGCGCCAGGTTAGGTTGCTACATGGCAAATATTCAACCAAATTGGGATTTTACTTTGGTAAGAGACTTTGAATGGCATAATCGTTATTGGGCTGAAACAGTACAACCACAGTTTGCTGGCCAATCAGTTGGTGAAAACATCACTTGCCCTATTAGCAAATACGTGTATAATGAAAGTATATTATTAGAAGAAACTATTCGCGTTGGCAATATGTTAGAACAAAAATTACAACTTGATATTGCTACCCTTGACAAGTCTGGAAGTAAGTTTTTTAAGGCTGCATATTTTAATCCCAATAGGCTTGGTCCACTAATTAAAGAATCTGATGTAGAACAATTTATTGATGGATAATCAACACATGCTAGATGTATTTTTTATTTCAATGAAAGAACCTGGAAGCGATGACAACTGGCGTCGTTTACAGCGCATAGTACCAACTGCTCGTCGCATTGACAATATTGTTGGTTTATATAAAGTACACGAAACGTGTGCTAAATTAAGTAAAACAGATAATTTTTGGGTTGTTGATGCGGACGCTTGGATATTACCAGGGTTTGATTTTACATGGGAGCCATCTATTGATAAGAAAGTCAATGGAGTAAGTGAAGTTGACAGTGTTATTATTTGGCCCAGTAAAAATCCAGTCAATGGATTAGAATATGGCTATGGTGCGGTAAAAGTATTCCCTCGTCAGCCTTTTATTGACGGTAATAAAAACTGGTCAATTGATATGACATCATCTGTGGCTCGTTCAATCATTAGCATGGATACTATTAGTTGCGAAACACGTTTTAATTCAACTCCAATGAATGCTTGGATTGGTGCCTTTAGAGAATGCACCAAGTTAGCAAGCATGTCAATGGTTCGTGCTCGTGTAAGAAAAACCAAGGCCAAGGAACAGGACGAAATTAATGCAGTAATGCAATATGTTTCCACACAAGACTGGTCAAATGACCAAAAAGCCAATTACAGAAAAACACAAAATCTTTTAATAAAAGAAAAGTATAAAAATGAAATAAGCATGTTCAATCATTGGGACGAAATGGATTTACTAAACCGTCGATTGCTTATATGGTGTACCACTGGATATGATCGCAGGAATGGTAAAAATGCTATCAGTGGTGCCAGGGCAGGTGCAAAATTTGGTTTACAAAACAGTGATAGCGTCGAAGTGTTAAATCAAATAAATGATTGGACGTGGTTAGAACAGGAATATAATAAACATGTCACTATTTAAAAATGTAAAGCCAATAATCAAACCAAGTGCTGGCAAAACAATATTGTCAACTCCAGTCCCTCGTGAAGCACGTCGACGTGT